GGCAACCGATGGTCTGGTTATGCGGTATGGATATCTGATGGAACATACCATCGTTAAGGATACCTACCACATGTACGGAACTGGTAGTAAATCAGTTCCGTCATGTCCTCCTCTCGTACTCGTCACAGAGACGAAATTGCGGAAGAGGGCAAACCCCTTTGGTTTTGGCCTTACTTGGAACGGACTTAGTGCCGTCCAATTGGCCATCCTGGGTGCTCTCGGTATTTCCCGGAGTTCCTAGGCAGTTATTCACTGCTGTCAAAACACCAGGTAGCCCGAAAGCTACCAGAGAAGGAGCACGCCTATGGCGTTTTCAGACCCTCAGTCCATCACAATCAGTGCGGTCACTACGCCGCTGCCTAGGACTTCCGTCCAGGCAAACGCGAGTGAGTACACTAGTGCGGATGGGCTGATTAAGCTCAGCGCTTCCTCCACCTACGGGCGGAGGTCTCGCCGAGTTCTTCGGGTTGACCATTCGAAGATCACCTCGGATCCGTTCCTTCCGGCTCAGAATACCAAAGTTTCGATGAGTAATTACATCGTCTTTGACATTCCGCCGGTCGGTTACACGAATACCGAGGCCCTTGCGGTTTACACGGGTTTCAAGACCCTGTTCACCGCAACCTCCGATGCGCTCATCACCAAGTTGCTTGGCGGTGAGTCGTAAACGAAGAAAGGGACGATCTTCCTCGTAAGACTCGGGAATTCGGGCTCTTTTGGTCGGCGGTACTTCTTGTACTCGTCGTCTACTGGAGCTTGATTCTCGGAGTCTTGGTCATTTGGCTGGACTATCATGATAGTTCTATCATGATTGGACGATGGATCTACCGTATCATTGATACGGGGATCTACATCCTAATCAGCCAAATCTGAGACCAGTCGTAGGCTAGGATAAGCAACCTCTATTAGGAGGGCTTATGAAAAGCCTATTGCTGCTCTGGCAAAGGCTCGCACAGGAATGTGCGAGTAGATGTCACACTAGCGCCACCATGGACTTTAAAACAGTCCAGGTGCGTGTCGAACATGAGGGCTTCTCGTTTTTGACGATTAGCCTGGCTAACTTTGGAAAGGACCTCCAAAAGGGTCTTGACCAAGGTTATGTCGATCGACGTCTTTTCACCGGTTTCCGGTGGAAAGGAGGTCTCCCCCTATTTCTAGGAGGTTTCCTCGATCGTGTGTTCGACCGCTATAGTGGTGTTCTGCTGGAAGATCCATGCATTGATTCAATCATCGCTCTACGTCAGCTTTCGCTGATGTTTAGCAAGATTGCTCTCGACTGTTCTCCGGAACGGAAAAGAGCCGCTTTGCGTGGTTTCATCCAGTGCGAACAGGATGTCCGTTTGAACGATTCTAGGCTAAACCCCATTGATTTGGAGGCTTTCCATAGAATTAGTTCACTCCTGTTTAGGAAAATGTTCACACGTATAGACCATGAGGTCTATAACATGGAAATTGTTCCTAAGCATGGACCAGGCAAAACAGCTGATGGCCTTCTCGGAAACGAGAAGTACATCCAAACTGTCTGGCCCGCTCGATTGGAGGCGATATTCCCCGCTGGGGAATTTCTACTCCCCAACTGGAGTTATTATAGCCAGTTGGACGAGATAGACATCCTGGATCCCGGAAAAGAGCTACCAGTTAAAGTAGTTCTTGTTCCTAAAACGATGAAGACACCGCGAGTAATCGCTATGGAACCGACCTGTATGCAATATGCACAACAGGCGCTCCGTAGCGCGTTCTACGATTACGTTAAAGGAGATAAACTCCTTAACCGTATGATCGGATTTGATAACCAAGAGCCTAATCAACTCTTGGCCCAAAAGGGCTCCAGTGATGGGTCCCTTGCGACACTCGATTTGAGTGAAGCGTCCGATCGTGTCTCCAATCAGCTAGTAAGGACCATGTTCAAAAACCACCGCTGGTTGAATGCGGCGGTTGATGCAACAAGGTCCCGAAAAGCTGTCGTAGGTAGCGAGAGTTTGGGTTTAAAACCCCAAACAGTTCGTCTCGCTAAATACGCGTCTATGGGATCGGCTCTCTGTTTTCCCGTTGAGGCTATGGTCTTTTTGACCCGAGTCTTTCTGGGAATTGAAAATAGCAGAGAGTCCGGAACACCCCTTACACCAGAAGAGATAAAATCTCTCTCTGGGAAGGTGCGTGTCTACGGAGACGATATTATCGTCCCTGTAGAATATGTGTCGTCCGTTGTATCTGTTCTAGAGACTTTTGGGTCTGTAGTTAACAGAGGCAAGTCTTACTGGAACGGTAAGTTCCGGGAGTCTTGCGGTAAGGAGTACTTTGATGGCCATGACGTTTCTATTGTCAAGGTCAGACAAGAATTCCCTACACAACGGCAGGACGCTACCAGAGTCAACGCGATGGTGGAACTCAGGAACCAGTTGTACTTCGCTGGTTACTGGGACACCGCACGTTGGTTGGATGGTCGAATTTCCGGGATGCTTAAGCATTATCCGGTGGTTCTGCCATCTTCTCCGGTGTTGGGTAGACACTCCTTTCTTGGGTATGAAACCCAGGTTATGGATGTTGACACTCACAGCCCTAAGGTTAAGGGCTGGGTGCTGTCCTCCAGGATCCCTAAGCGTTCGCTTAGTGATTCAGGAGCCCTTCTCAAATGCCTCCTTCCTGCGGCGCAGTCAGCCCAATCGAACATGCGAATGTTCGGGCAAGCTG